CCTCTACCCTGCCCGATAGTGTAACTTTGGCCTGCCCGGACTCGAGCAGTGCCAGCTTTTCCTCCAGACGCCGCAGTCGGTCCGCGATGGACCAAGCCGCCGGATCCTGCTGCCGCTCACCAAGCAGCTCCTCGAGCTTCTCCTCCAGCTTGTCTGCTCGAACGTGCAAGTTGCCATCGTCGTCCACCGTAACAGGTGTCACTTTACCCAACGGAGACAGGTTGTCGACTCCGGCCACAAGGACGGCGCGGTCCTTTCTCGGCTGTCCAATCTTTTGTACCAAATCCTCAGCGCGAACCTCGTCCATCAGTCAGTCCTCCTCCACTCAGTCCTCCAGCGGTAGCAGTGGTTCCTCACCGGGATCGAACCAGGCCCCGAGTGTGCCGCCAAACGTTTGGTCTTCGTCGGCAAAACCAGTGTCAGGGTCCATTTCCGGCTGGTCGCCGGCGGCGAACTGGAACGTGCCCTCGAACAGCGACTGGACCCGGACGCCCGCCGCGACAACTAGCTGTGAGATCTGCGCGAACTGTTTAGGCGACAGGCCGGCGTTGGCCAGCGCGTCCAACGACGTGGTAATGACAACGGCCGCGGGCTCTGGGGTGGCCGCAGCCCAAAGCGGCTCCACAACGATGTCCGACGGTTCAACGCCGAGCGTAACCGCCAGAACTCGCTTCACGCTGTTAACATCGCCCCTGGAGAGGTTGCGGGCAATCTTACCCTTGATGAGCACGCGATACGTCTCGTCCGATAAAGCGCCCCGGAACTGACGCACATTGCGGCCAATGCGGTCCAATGTTGCTCCGGTAGCCGAGTCCAGGTCTCGATAGGCACCCGTTTTCGCAAAAGCACCACGGAGCTGGGCGATCTCCTGCCCAACAAGGCGGAACAGGCGCATGATGCGGGTTTCACGCTGAGCAAACAGCGACGGTTTACCAAACCACATTCCAAGGAAGCTCGACAAGGGCGCCTTCGCGTCGACGCCCGCCTGGGCGGGCACGTCCTTGGCGGGTGTCTTCTCATGCCATCCGGGGCTGTATTCGGTGTCCGGCGCCACGTCGGTGGCATAGGTGTCAGGAAGCCGTTGCACCATCTCTCTGGCTTCCCGAACGTCCTCCAGGCCGTCAGGCATGGGTCACCACCACCTTGTCGGCATCCGTCACGGCTACCTGCCGGCCGGTGATGGCGATATTGCTGGACTGCGTCGGGTTCGGGCTGGTGCCCAGGCGAATTACAACGTCCACGACACCCGGGACCGTGCGGGCAGCTGCGACCAGAGCTGAGTGGATGACGGATTGCCCGAGTCCCCCGCCCCGGTGCAACGTGCCGTCGGCGTCCCTTCCTCCTATGACGGCAATGATGGCCGTCTGCACTTGGCGGTCACCATCGGCCGGATAAGCAGCGTTAGCGGTCACCGTGGCCTCAACGTATACCTGCACTTCTTGCGGCCGGCTGAACCGGATAGTCTGCAGCTGGCCGCCGTCGTCGGGCAGCTGCACCTGGACGGTTCCGAAAGTCTCAATTCCGGCCGCCACTGTATCGAGGATCGCCCGGGCGATGTCTTCATCGGAACCGCCTAGCGCCAGCACTTCCACTGATTTCGGAGGCCGCCCGTCGGAGTCAGTGGTCATGGTAGGGTTATGGTAGACGGCAGCTGCCTGGACGCCTGGAACTTCGAGCACGGACGCCCGGATGGAGCCAAGTGTCGACGCCCCCCCTTTGGCCAGGCTCAGGTCATACCTCTCCCGCAGCTCTCGGTCGGTCTCTCGGTTCAGCCCGTCCACGTTGGCCGGGTGGTCGATGTTCGTGACCGTATTTAGGCCCGGGATGGGGTTCACAATGGCCGTAAGCACTCCGGGCCCGACGTTTCCTCCGATCCCGGGTTCCACCGCTTCTGCGAGCACCTCGACCGCGCCGCTAGCCGGGATAGTAGCGGCCTCCATCGTGGCGAACCGAGGCGGTCCTGCGGGCGTCTCCACCAAAAAACCCTGGGGAATCGTTACCCCAGGGTCTCCAGTAAAGCGCAACATCCGCCGGGCTGGCGAAGCTGCTCGCCGACGAAGGCCAGCATACTTGACGACGTAATCCAAGCTCTGGCCTGTGGCTGTGTCAACAAAAGCCGAGTTGTAGACCTGTTCCGCGACCATCCACAGAAGTGACAACCCAAAGGCGACCACCCGCAGAAACAGGGCTAGAGGCGACGCCGACGAGAGATCGATATCGGCGCCGAACAGGTCCTTCGCCTTGGCCTCCATGTCGGCAATGATGTCCTGATAGGTCTTGCGCCTAAACCCCTTGTCGGTGACGCCCCAGTCCATCAAAGGGCCACCTCCACCCTATCAGCCAACGTCGTCCCACCCTTGAGCTTCACCTGGAACTCGATAGGCAGCGTGCGGTCCTGGGTCAGCTGGCCGATGGTGAGCGATTCAACCCGCTCCACCTGCTCGTCNGAGTGCAGCGCCTTCAGAATCTCGGCCCGGATTCGCTCCCGCGGGACGCCCTTCTCGACCAGCTCCAGCCAGGGCACACCGAGAAGGACATCTAGGAACCACTCGCCCGCCCGGGTGCCAAGACGCAGGCGCAAGCGCTGCCGCTCGGCCGTTTGCTCCGCGTCTGACTCGACCATCTTGAGCCGCCCCAGGCGATCGAACTCCAGGTCCCGCGTCTCGGGATTGATGTAAAAGCTCCGCAGACCGCTCATTTCAAGAACACCTTCTCCGATGGCTCCGGGCTTGGGGTCGTAGGCGGCCCCGTTGTGCCGCTACCAGCGCCGGAGGTCCAAGAGTATGGGTGTTGGTGGTTATCCAACCATTCCTTTAAACTAGTCCCCCGGGCGGCGGCCTCATCAGCGCCTTCGTCAGCCAAGTAAATCCGGCCCGCCGGAACATGAATCACACAATCGCCCGAGGCTTTGAGAACAATTTTGTTCCCAGTGTTGCGGTCGAAGAGCGCAACGTCCTGGCCGTGCTCACTTGGCAGGGCCCCCTCGCCTTGATGCAGCAGACCTGGAATAGCGATGGCGTCATCTAGCGCGTGCCGGCGCCGGAACCGGGGGTCCTGCGGCTGGCCGTCGACGAGCAGGTAATCTAAAGCCCGCTCGCTGAATACCAGGAGTACGACATCGCCACGCCGGACCGGAAGCCGCAGCACGAANGGGCCCGCCTTNGGCATCCAGAAGGGTACGTCTAAGATAGGCGGTAGCGGCTCCGGTTCGCCGTCCCGCTTGACGCGCCGCTTGACGAGCGGGACTACGTCGCCCCGCAGCGTGGTCGGGTCGAACCGCTCGACCCGGGCCGGCAACGCCGTATGGACATCGTCCAAGGCCATGTCCAGCATCTTGCTGACCAGCTCATGGATCCTCATATCGGCACCACCAGCGCTTCCGTGACATGCTCCTGCTCCGTGCTCCGGTGGCGCCCCTCCACGACCCGGAACTGCCCGTTGGCCGTCCTCGACTGAATCTCGACCATCGCATCAGTCGTGATGCGGTGCTGCAGGAGCGTTCGGATGCGGTAGGCCCCCGGCCGTTGCGTCGACGGTTGTGGGCTCTCAATCAGCCCGGTCTCTGCCGANAGGAACACACCAACCCGCTGCCAGTTGCCGGGTGGCACCAGGTACACCGCTTCATGCGTGATGTGCAGCTTTGCCCCGGTGTCCGCGGCAATTTCCTCCAGCGCAGCCTTGGCCGACGTGGCGAACGCCTTGCCCGTCGGATACTGCACGTCCGTTGGCAGCTGGATGCGACCCACCCGGAGTCCCAGCAACCCGATGATGTCCCGGGCCACCTCGGACGCCCGGACTCCTTGCCTCCANGTCTTATTCACTCTGGCAGTCAGCCATTGAGCTGCTCCATCGCCAATAACAACGGTCGTGACTTTATCGACGCCTTCCCAGGACGTGGAAATTTCACTTGCCGTCCCCACAAACACCGTGCCGACATCGCCTTGATAACCTGCCTGCACCACGACGGGCGCCCCCGCCTCGAGCGCCTTCACCGTCTCCTCCGCAAGGTTATAAATTCTAACCTCGCCCACGTTGGCCGCTGAGCTCTCCGAAAACGGCAGGTCAAACTCGATGGTGAGCTCTGGCGACCTGAATAGCCGACCGCCAATCGTCACCTCGATAACCCGTCCAAAGGTACTCATGCTTCGGCCTCCAGCGGTTGCACGATGAAAGGCAACACATCGACCATGAACTCGGCCCGGCCAACGCGGTCACGAACGCCGGCGACATCGGCCGGCACAATCGGCACGGGCGGCACTCTCGGGTCGCTGACGGACTCGAAAAGGTTGCTCCCGTAAACAAACGGGCGCCCGTAAACAATGACATCGCCGGTCTCGTCCCGGACGGTCGCCGTGAAAAAATCACCCTCGCTGTTGTAGCGAATCTCGAAGTCGAGCAGCACGCCGGCCACGCGGCACCTGAACCGCTGCGGGAAACCGGCGGCCGGGTGGATTGGCAGATATGCCAGCCGCATTAGCCGCCACCCCCGACTAAGGCCATGACGCCGCTACCGACGGACCGGCCCAGCTGGATCAGCCAGCTGGCACCGGTCTCTTCATCGACCTCTTCGACCGGCGGCTGCTGCAGGCCCCGCTCCACGGGCGCAACCTCCACCGGCGCTTCGGTGACCGGGTCCGGCGCGAGGAAGGTGCGCTCTTCGACCCGCGCAACCCGCACCTGGCGCAACGTTATTTCAAAGCGGACGCCATTAGCGACCTGGACGGTGCGGCTCGGGTCAAAGCCTTCGATGGCCATGTTCTCCCATACTTCTGCACCGACCCAGGTCACCAGTTGCGGGCTGTCGGCCAGCCTCTTCAGCCGCTCGTACCGCTCTTCCCAATCGGGACCTGCGATGGTGCAGGAGAGCGTCAGGGTGCGCGGTTGCCGGCGGACGTGGTCGGCGATCTCCTGGCCATCCTCAACGGCGTGCTCAGTAATGGTGTTGCGGTAGCTCGGCCGCTCTTCACGGGCCACGTCGATGAGGATGTCACCCAACATCGGCATGGCGTCAGACCTCCTGTAACGCCACGGCGTACCAGTCGGCCTGCACAAACTCCTCGATTACCTGCCGAATGCGGTCGGCTGTGACCTCTCCGATCCGCTCCGCATCGTCGGCAGTGGCGCCCCGGGCGTCAACTTCGACACGCAAGCTGATATTGTAGACCGGGCCNCCCATCGGCGCCNATGGCGCTCCGGTCGCCGTCGCGACTGCACCGTCGCCCTCCATGCCAGGCATGGGAGCCTGACCCAGTACCCGATCCATGGCAGCCAGGATCGGGGTCATATCGGCACCGGCGATGCTGTCGGCGATGGTACGAACCAGACCAGGGCCAACCCGGTCCAGATTCGCCAGCGGCCCTTCCTCGGCAGGGCTCTGTGGGAGGAAGGACAGGATTTTTTCGGCGATGCTGCGTAGCGGCGCCGGAATCCAGTCCATCGCCCGCTGGATGCCGGCAGCTAGGACGTCGCCCAGGTTGAAGGTCGTGGCGAACCACTCACGGATGCTGTCAAGCCACATCGCGAGCGTCTGCAGGGTGCGCTGCGGTAACCCTAATAGCCACTGCAGCCCCGCCTGGAATCCACCAATGAACCATCCGGCGATGCGCNTGGGCATGTCCGCGATAACGCCNCCAAGGTTGCGNATGCCCATCACGGTACGGCCGACGAAATCCTGCACCCGGCCAAAGGCCGTAACGATAGGTTGAGCCAGGCCGCCGATCCATTCCTTACCCCAGGCAATCACCCGGCCGGTCAAGCTGTCGCCCTCGCCGCGCAAGTAGGTGAACACGTCCTGCAGAATAAGGATGCCGGCAACGATGCCTGCAATCGTCAGCGTCAGAGGCCAGAAGCTCAGGTTTAGGGTAACGCCGAGCTTCGCTGCGCCAGCAGTCAACCATGGGATGACCTTGCCCACGACTAAGAACCCCTTGTGCGTGAGCTTCAGCAGGGCGCCGAGGTGCGTCAGCTGCGGGATGATGAACGATGCAGCCAGGGCCGCCCCAGACAGCATGGCGACAAACCCGAGGCCCACGGCGATAACGGTCTTGACGGGCTCCGGCAGAGCGTTGAAGACGTTCACGACGTTGGTCAGGATAGTAGCGCCAAGGCGCAGCGCCGGGATGAAAGCGTTCCCAATGGAAATTTGGGCCTCCTCGATAGCGCTGCTGAGCTCCTCCAGGGCGCCCTTGAGGTTATCCAACTGCCTACTGGCCACCTCCCGGGCCACGCCGGCACTATTACGCAGCTGCTCGGTGTACGCTGCGATGTTGTCCGCTCCGACGTCCAGTAGGGCCGAGAACGCCGACACGGCCTCCATACCAACCAGCGTAGTAAGGACAGCCGACCGTTGGGCGGAACCCATGTTCGCGGTGGCCGTCTCTATCTGGCGGATGATCTCGATGAACGGCAGCATGTTGCCGGCGCTGTCGGTGATCTTGATGCCCAGCTCCTGAATGAGCCGGGCTGCTTCACCGCTTGGTGATGCCAATCTGGTAAAAATCGCTCGCAGCGCCGTACCGGCCCTCTGGCCCTGGATACCGACATCGCCCAGACGNCCGGTCATGGCGGCCACTTCCTCGATAGAGATGCCGAGGGCAGCGGCCACCGGTGCGACGTAGCTCATCGTGTCCCCAAGCATTTCCAGCGTCGTGTTCGACGACGTGAACGTAGCCGTCAACACGTCGGCGATCCGGGTCGTCTCCCGAGCCTCCAGTTGGAAGCCGCTCAGGATGTTGGAGACGATGTCTGCCGTGACGCCAAGACCCGACTGGGCGGCCGCCGCGGTATCCAGGAGGCCGGGCATAGCCTCGACGATTTCCTGCACCGAGAACCCGGCCATAGCCAGGTAGCTCATACCCTCGGCCGCTTGGCTGGCTGAGAACACGGTGCTGGCACCAAGGTCCCGGGCTGTGCGGCTGAGAATGGCCAGCTCCTCATCGGTAGCTCGCACCAGCGCGCCAACACGGGACATGGCCTGCTCGAAGTCGGCCGCGGTCCGCACCGAGAATCCGATAATCCCGGCAGTCGCACCGAAGATGCCGGCGATGACGGCTCGGTTTTCCTTGAGCGTCTTGCCGATGTTCTCAATCTCTTCGCGGTGCTCGGCATACTTGGCCTTGAGGGCATCCAGCGCCTCGCTGCCCGCCTCACGAAGNCGGGCAAATGGCCCCTTGAGCTCATCCACGGCAGCGCCCAGCTGGCCGCTCTCGCTGGCGGCCGAGGCCAAACCCGCCGAGACATCTGCACTCGCCTGCACGGCGGCCGCCCCAAGCTGCTGCGTGGAGGCTGTCGCAGCGCCAAGGCTTGCTGTAGCAGTGGCTCCGGCCACTTCGATGTTGGCGCCCAGTTGCAGCGCGTCGGCCCCGGCTCCGAGGACATTGTCCCGCAGGGCATCAGTGGCCTGATTCGCTTCGACGAGAGGGTGGCTTTCGATCTGGAATCCGATTGCGATGGTTAGTTCACGTAGCGCCATAACGGCCACCCTCCTTTCTCAGCGGCGTCTCGGGGGCCTAATCTTGGGCACCTTTGGCGCCCCCGGCTCCTGTTTGGATGTGAACAGTTCGATGGCCGCCAAGGCCTCGAAAAACTCGTCGAAGTCCATGGCGGCCACCTCTGAGTACGTAAACCGACCGCTGAAAACCAACCGCCAGAAGGCTTGCCGCAGCGGGTGCTGCTTTATCCTCTGGCGGTACCGAATCAAATTTGGTTTCCCCGCAGGGGCGAGTCTCGGGTCAGCTTTTCAAGAAGTCCTCGATCTCGCGGACGACCTCCATGAGCTCATCCACGCTCTCGAAGTCGTCCACCTTGAGACCCGACGGCTCGGTCACGACAAAATCCAGCAGGTTCTGGACGTATGTGGCAACCTGCAACACACCGTTCGGGTCCCGGGACCGGTCGGTGTTCTGCAGATACCACAACACGCCGGGGTGCTGGAGCT